AATGAGAATACTGGTACCAGATGCAAAGTTTCTTGTGCCACCACCAGATCCAGAACGAGTCTGTAGCACACCATTGACCCACAAGCACATGTCAGTGCCCTTGCGTTGAATCACCACAAAATTCCAAGCAGCAGCTGGCCATGTTGTGCCCAGATCCCAGTAATCCAAGTCTGCTTGTTGGCGAGCAAAGATGTTGAGAAAACGAGCATTGGCAGTGTTGAGACTGTTGGTGTTGTAGCTTTGAGCAAGACGGAAACCAAATCCACCTGAGGTGTCGTTTGACATCACATCGCAACTGGCTGAGTGCCCAGATCCCACTGTGGGAATATAGATCCACATTTCAATGGTGAATTCACCTGTGCCAAAATTCATGTAACTGGGTGAGCCAGCTGTGGTGGCAATTTCATCAGAAGAAGTGGCCACATACTCGCTGGCAGTGCCAAACTTGTATTGTGCTGTGCTGGTGACAGCGCCACCAGCAGTGTAGGTGATGCTGGCATTGGTGCTGGCAGTGCCTGTGCGACGAGCATTGGCCGCAGCATAACTGCGCCATGCGGCTTGTTGAGCTGTTCTTGCGGCGCCTAGACTCATGTGAATGTGGGTGAAATAGAAGTAAGATAAGTGGTGGTACCACTAATTCTTATGGCCGTGATTGATATCATGGAGATGGAGCTGGCAGTGGAACTCACTGTGTTGGCACCATTGGCATACTTGTAAGTGGCTCCTGATGGCATGGTAATGGCTCGCCCTGTGGCATCCTGTATCACCACCAGTGTGACTGTGTCACCTTGCTCGTCTGTGTTGACGCCATCGCTGGCAGAAGTCACAAAGTTACTGTAAGTTACTGAGGTGATAGCTTCCGTTGTTGTGAGTACTTGGAATTGTCCATTGAGTTTGTCCACAGTCAGCGCACCACTGGAACTTGACAAAGCATATGCAAATTCACTGTAACTGCGCAAACTGCCCAGTTGCACCTGTGCTGCATTGTCATCATTGCGGAACGCATAGTAGTTGGTGGCAGCACGACCATTGCCTGAGCTGGCAAGACCAAAGCGGTTGGTGGTGTTGGCCACATAGTAGTGATACATGTTGTCTGGTATCACACCGCTCCAGGAGGTGGCACTGTAGAAACCCACCTGGTTGTTGGCAATGGCGCTCACGCCACCACTGAGTGGACCCAGTGTCAAAATAGCAAGAGCATTGCCCAGGCGTGAATTGGTGTCCACATTGGTTGAACTGGATATGCCTGTTGCAGCACCCAGTTGCAGGTTGGCTGAGCCTATGGTGGCACCATTGTTGCCTATGCTGACATTGTAGGCCGCAGCACGAACCAGATTGTAGCTGGTGCTGTTCATGCTGCCATTGCCCACTTGCACATCCACACGCATGCCTGTGGCACGCTTGTTGGTCCAGGTTGAGCCGCCCATGTCCACACTGAGCTGTGCGGCAATTGAACTGGCTCGTGTTATGGCTGAGGTCTGTGGCAGGCTCACTAGATCCATGACACCAAATCTGTTGTCGCGAATCAATTCGCCACCCACATCATAGGTTGATGTGTAGTCGCCATTCCAGCCATTGCCCACAACAATTCTACCCTGACCAATGGTGCTGATGTTGGCCTGCATGTTGCCCACAGTATTCATTATGGTACTGCCTTGACCAGCAGCAGCAGGACTAATGATCAAGTTGCCCACATTGGCTGTGGCTGATGTGGTGATGTTGGCTGTGCTCAGTATGGGATTTGATCCCAGAGCCGCCAGGTTGGCCACCACATTGGCATTGCCATAGCTGCTGACAATACCAGTTAGTTGTGAACCATTGCCCAGGAAGAGGGCACCGGTGATGTTGCCACTTGCACTCACAGTGGTGGCTGACACAGCAGCTGGTGTCACATTGCCTATCACCATGTTGTTGATGCTGCCAACATTGGTGGGTGCAATTTCTATTGCACCAGTGCCAGTGGGCTTGATGTGAACATGGCCAGAACCTGTGGGGCTAATGTCTATTTGTGCATTGGCACCGTTCAAGTTGGTGCTGACTGACACAGCAAAGTTGTCGCCGCCACCTGCACCCCATGACGCTTGTGTTGCGCCTGATGCATTTTTCAATGTGCCACCACCAGAATTCACAGCCTGGAATGTGCTGCTGAGAATGTTGCCACCGGTGATGTTGCCTGACACACTGAGACTGCTGAGTGTGCCCACTGAAGTAATATTGGATTGTGCAGCATCTGTGACTGTGGCAGCTGTGGTGGCCGATCCTGCACTCACAGCATAAGTGGCATTGGCCACAGTGCCTGTGACATTGGCACCGGTTAATGAACTAAGTCCTGCACCTGACCCCAGGTGTGTGCCTGAGATGTTGCCACCGGTGATGTTGCCCGTGGTTGATATGGTGTTTGAACCAAAATTGGCCAATAATGTGGTCACATTGGCATTGCTGTAGGTACCACTGATACCAGTGAGTTGACTACCATTGCCCAAGAAATAGCTGCCGGTGACATTGCCCGTGGTCTGCAAATTACCAATCACATTGGCATTGCCTAGAAACACAGCATCCTGACCACGCACTGTGCCTGTGGCCGAAATGTCACCAATACGCAGTGTGCTGCCAATGGCATCAATGTTTCCTGCCACAGTCAATAATCCACCAATGTCAGCTGTGGTATCAGCATACACATAATTGCCTCGTATGACATTGCCACTTATGTTGCCTGTGGTTGTGGAAATATTGCCAGTGGCTTGAATATTGTTGCTGAGAATATTGCCATAGGCATTGAGCACACCATACACAGTGGCAGTGCCAGAAGTCTGAGTGTTACCACTCACACTCAAGCTACTCAAAATACCCACTGAAGTGATGTTGGGTTGTGCAGCATCGGTCACAGTATTGGCAGTCAAGGCCGAAGTGGCTGTTCCTGCACTCACAGCATAAGTGGCATTGGCCACTGTGCCTGTGACATTGGCACCGGTTAATGAACTCAATCCAGCACCTGATCCATAATAGGTAGAGGTAATATTACCAGAAGTAATATTGCCACTCACACTTACGCTGCTTAAAATACCCACTGAAGTGATGTTGGGCTGTGCAGCATCGGTCACAGTATTGGCAGTCAAGGCCGAAGTAGCTGTTCCTGCTGATCCTGCACTCACAGCATAGGTGGCATTGGCCACAGTGCCTGTGACATTGGCACCAGTTAATGAACTCAATCCAGCACCTGATCCAAAGTGTGAGGCTATGACATTGGCAGCTGTGATATTGCCACTTGCACTGATTCTAAATGTGTTCACATTACCTGTCACACTCACTGTGGTGGCAGACACCAGAGGTGTAGCAACTTCATTGCCAGCCACCATGAAAGGAGCAGAAACCAGATAGTTTGATCTCACCAGATCAGTGCCAAACACACTGTTTGCAGACACATTGGCAGTGGTTGTGATATTGCCTGTCATGGCTGTCATGGCACCAGTGTAAGTGGGCAAGAAAGCAGCCACATTGGCATTGCCATAACTGCTGGCAATGCCTGTGAGTTGTGATCCATTACCAATGAAATAACCTGCTGTGACATTGCCCGTGGTTGATATGGGATTGTTGCCAAATGCAGCTAGATTGGCTGCCACATTGGCATTGCCATAATTGGCTGGGAGACCAGTCAATTGACTACCATTGCCCAGAATGTAAGCACCGGTGATATTGCCCGTGGTTGATATAGTGTTTGAACCAAAATTGGCCAACAACGACACCACATTGGCATTGCCATATGCACCGGTGATATTGCCAGCTGAGATGTTGGATAATCGACTGCCATCACCCACAAAGAATCCACTGGATGTCACATTGCCACTCACACTCACACTGGTCAGCGTGCCCACTGAAGTGATGTTGGGTTGTGCAGCAGTGGTCACAGTGCCTGCTGTGCCTGCTGTGCCTGCTGTGCCTGCGGTGACTGCATAGGTGGCATTGGCCACTGTGCCTGTGACATTGGCACCGGTGATATTGGACAATCTGGAACCATTGCCTATAAAATATGCGCCCGAGATATTGCCTGTGGCTGAAATATTGCCAATTGTGTTGCCACCATCTGAGCCTGCGGCCAACAACGACACCACATTGGCATTGCCATATGCTGTGTTTGGAATTGGAGTGGTAACACCACCGCTGTATAGGCCAGTAAAATTGGTTGAACTTGTTGTCATTGTGCGTGTCCTTATTTGATATTGTACTGGCGATACTGTCTAGGCTGCCAAACTGAAGTCAATCGGGTGTGCCCACCTGACCATTTGCCCAGGTTGTTTTGATCCATCACAATGTTGTAAGCGTTGTCATATTTGGCAGCGTAGATTCCGGCATCTTGATCATTGTGTCTTTTGATGTAGTATTCACGCAGGCTGCCATACACATAGCCTTCACTCCAGGTCTGCAACACAGCATTTGACTGCACTGTTTGATTGGTCAGTGTGACATTGGTCACTGTGCCGGCTGTGGGTGTGGTGCCGCCGGTGGCTCTAAATGTTATTGAGGTGTTGCTGGGTATGGTCAGCACTGTGAACACACCTGCGCTGCTGCCCAGACTGCCTGTGCCAGCAGTGGCAGTGATGGTGTCGCCCACTGTGAGTCCTGTTGTGGTGCTCATGCCGGTGATGGTGGCAGTCCAAGGACCTGCACCTGATATTGAACCCACTGTGCCTGTGGTTGAGATCACAGTGTTATCCACAGGTGCAAACAACAAGGGCCAGGCCTTGTAGTAGTAGAGATTGATTTCAGCGCCTTCGCCAATCCAGGGCAGGAAGTGGTATTTGTTGTACACTTCTGAAAACTTGCCGCGAATCACAGCCGGCACATTCACTGGGCTTAGATACAACTGAGCAATCATGCCCTGTGTGATGATGTCTCGATCACCAATGCGGTCATACACAATCCAGGGACCAGTGGGACTGGGAGTCTGACCACCCGGATTGCCCTGCTTGAAGAACAATATGGGCTTGTTCATGTCAGCAGGGATATCAATATAACCCTCGGAGTCAGCTATGCCAATGTTTTCCACGGCATAAGGATCGCTGCGCAGGGCCGGCAACTCAATGTTGCGCATGCTGAGCTCAGCTAAAAAGATACATTGTTTAATTTCTTCATCATTGGTTGAACCTGTGAAATCTTTTAGATATTCAACCAGGGCATCAGCTGTGGGGATTTGGAATGACATATTTTAGTGTCCCTTGAAAAACTTTTTTTCTCCTGCTCGAGCAGGATATGGCACATCCACAGGAATAGGCAATCGTCCACCTGGATAGCACACATATTGAGGATATTCTTGTTGTACCACTCGATAGAACTGTGCTTTGAGTGTGCGATCATGTTTAATTGCTTGCCAAGGCATGCCACCAAAATACTGATCACTGATTCTAATGCTGACAACATTGGGCAAGTCCATCCATTTGTAGCCCAATTTACCATCGGGCATGAGGGGTGCAAGTGGATCAGGGTGACCAGCTTCTGCGGCTTGACGATATTCAGCACAGCGGCGTGCCACTGCTTCGGCATTCATTTGCTCGCGACGAATGTAAAATTTGCCGTCTTCGCGACCAGTAGTGGTCCGGATGTTGTTGCTGGCACTCCAGTCAGTTCTTGACCAGTCACCTTTTAATTTTCTATACAAATTGTTGTTTTTCAACAACTGATCAGCCACACCATTGTGTGTTGTGACAACACCACCATGATCCTGGCGCCAGTAATTCAAGTTGCGCTCTGGGTCTGTGTCGTCTAGGTATTCGGGTTGGTTAATATCATCATTCATCGTGTATTTAGTGATACCAGTGATTTGGCGGGATAACTCCATGAGAAAAGGGGCCAAGGCCCCTTTTGGTGTTGACAGCAAATTCTACAAATTATGCGTATGTAGAACCAGCGCCAGAGTTCACACGCTGTACAAAAGTACTTGTGCGTGGAGCAGTCACTGCTGCACCAGTTGTTGAAATGTTGTGTAACACACCAACGCCGGCTGGGTTGCGAACAATCAGGGTACCTTCCATCAAGAACTGATCTAGCGATGCATCGGCATTGCTGAACACTTCGTTGTTGGGTCCTAGATCACGCAGGCTACCCCACTGCAACACATCTTCATTCAAGAAGTAGATCTGATCGCTTACGCCAGACTGGTCCATGATCCATGAATCATAGATTTCATATGTGTAATTGAAGTCGCCTTCATAAGTCTGGATTGTGTCGCCACGCTCGACATTACGACGGTTGATGCTGGTGTTTGAGTTCACAATGTTGTCCGAGATCATGGTACGCAGGCTTGTGGGAACAACCATGGTACGGATCTTGGCATTGTAACGCTGTTCAGCAGTTGTGACCAATTGCTTGTAAATCACAGGCTGGAACACCTGGTTGGTAAATGTTCCTGTGTAGAACTGTGTACCATTGGCCTGAATGTTCAAGTTACCCACATTGGCCGTCGCTGAGTCAGTGCTGGCGTTGTTGGTGCTTGTGGTGATGTTGGCTGCGCCAGCATTGGTTGGGTTAAAACTGTGGCTACCAGCAAATGAATTCAAGCTGCCCATGCGACGACCACCTGTCTGGCTAGTGCCAGGGTTGGTGATGGCTGTACCGCTCTGACCAGCATACTGTGTACCAATTTGGTCGGCACGCACAAGTTGTTGTTCCACATCAAACATGAGTTCGATCAGCTGTTTGACTTCTTGATATGCTTGTGGGTCACCACCAGCCTGCATCACAGCACGAGCTGTGCCTGAAGCAGCGATTGTGGTTTGGAAGATCTGAGTGTAGTTGCCCAGGTTGTAACGGCTGTTGCTTGCAGCATTGCTTGAAGAAACAGCAGCACCTTCTTGCACGGCCTGTGCAGAAGGCAAGCGATAGATGTCATCTGTCCACAGTGGCAGTGTTGAGTTGACTTTGCGCTTTTTGCTCATACACATGTTTAACACAGGTGTATCATCTTTGACACGGTTGGACACATCTAGGTCCAGGTCTTTGACAACGATATCCGAGCCATATGCTGTGGTACCATTACCAATTTGACTGGTTGTAATTTCTGCCATTTTAATTCTCCTTGAATATTAGGCTATTATCTACCACCTCGTGCTGAGCGAATCTGTGTGAGTCGCTGCATCAAAAGGTTGTCACCGGCTTTTATATCACCGGTCTTGGCTTGTTCACGAAGTTTTGCAATGTCACCATCGCTGTTGCGTCCACCTTGAGTGTTACCTCGACGACTGGTCAAGGCAGCTATGCTGGAACCTGCTTGTCGAGTGCTGGGTTTGCTACGGTATTTCAATCCGTCTCTAACCAGGCTCAACAAGTTTTCATCTGATGATATCAGGTCAATGTTGGGAATGCCCGGAATGATCTCGGCCTGAGCTTGTGGCCACAGTTTTGAAACCTTGTCGCGTAGTTCATTGTACACATATTCGTTTTTCAACTCCTTGTCTTTGAACTGGCGGCGATTGTTTTGCAAAACTTCCTGCACCTGCTGACTGCGTATCTGTCGAAACTGATCCACTGCGGGTTTTAACTGTCCAATCATGGCCTGTTGCTGCTGAATGTATTGTTCATTCTGCCGCATGCTGGCTTCAATCCTGACTCGTTGGCCGGGATCTTGCACAGCAGCAAGTTGCTGTTGGAACACAGTTTGGTAACCCTGTGTTTTCACTATCTCATCATATGCTTTTTGCAGTTGCGGTTGTACCGTAAACTCCATGGCAAGAGTCAAGCCTTCTTGGCGTGCCCGCGTTTCTTTGACATACTCATCAAATTCGCTGCGTTCTACCTTTAACTGGCGTGCATCTTCGTGTATGGCACCGCCTTGTCCCAGGATAGCTGCTGCCTTTTTAGCGTCGATTACAACTTCTTTGCCATTTCTGGTAAACTTGAATTTGGCATTGGGGTTTGAGTCCGCAAATTCAATAAAGTCAATTAATTCATCGCTGGTACTGTCTGTGTCTGACTCACTTACAGGTTGTTCCTGGGTGGTGTCTTCTTCAGCGGCTGCATCACTATCCGGTGCAAAACCGGATTCATCTTCTAACACCTCACCATCGGGTGTTACAGGGACTGTGGCATCTGCCTCACTCTCCACGGTACCTGTCGCAGTGTTGTTGGTAGCTGGCACCTGGTTACGCATTGCGGCCATTTTGCTTGCTATATCATCCAGACTGGGCACTGCTGGTGAATCATTGGCCGTGCCCTGGGGGGCATTAGGCGTGATCGTTGTCATCATGTTATTTCCTAAATTGTTACAGAGGCCCTGGGGTTACTCTGTGTTGATTATTTAGCGATTGAACCAGTAAACTGGTGTTTATTGTTCTGGTTGTTGCTCATAAGCCGCAATTCTGTTGCGGTGATACACAGCTCTCTTGAGGCTGGTGACAAAACCTTCTATTCCAGCCAGGTTGTTGGCCAGGGCAATTCTAGCAGCATTGTCATCTACACTGTGTCCAGTCAGATTGGCCAGGGCATCTGTGACTTCAAATTTGAAATGATGCACAAATTGAGCAAGGTCACGGTTTTTCAGCAGTGCTTCTGCTTGGCTGCCGTAGTTTTTAACTGTGTCTCGTTGAGCAGGTGTCAACTTTTTGATGTTGCTGGCATCAACTGTGAGGCGTGTGTTGTAGGCCTCAATGGCTTCTTCGCTGATCATTTCTGGTCCTTAAAATTCAATTCAACTGTACACCTTGGGATTGCCTGATGCCATGGCCATGTAGTCCAGTTGTGATTCAGCATCAAGGCCTTCCATTTCAGCCTTGATCTGTGCTGCTTTGGTGGCATTGAGATCAGCCACGCTGAGGCGTTGTTTGTCTTCAGGTGAGGGTTCTCGGTTGCCTTGAGCTTTTTGTCCTGCTTCAATCATGGCCCGAACTTCATCATCGCTGGGCAAGTAGGTGTCTGCTTCTTTCACGCCCAGCACATACAGGGTGTCAGCAAAGGGTTTCTTGATCTTGACATAGATTTCTGGTGTGAGCGTGCCGGCTTGCACCATGGCTTGTGTGGCCTGATAGAGATCGGTCTGACACTTCTGAATGATCTGCAGGCGACCCAGGGCATTTTCCTGACTCATCATGCCCAGAGCCAGTTCGGTTTGAATGTGTTTGCGATCACAGAAGTTCATGTCATCCCAGGCCAGGTAGTCCAGGAACTCTGGCTTGCGATCAGGGTGATACTTGGCAGCCATTTTCTTCACACCATAATCATCACCATATTGAATCAGGGTACGCCACACCAACCAAATGGCTTCTTTCAATCCATCAGCGGCATTGCGCACTGTGTTGTCTTGAATGATCTGATTGGGTGTAAGAGCCATTTGAAGTTTGATACCTGAGTTGCCAGGTGCCATAACTTCAGGATTAAACACATCACTCGGCGTGGTCATGCCCACCATGGCCATGGTATCTTGTTGGATACGATTCATGGCCACTTCCAGGAACTGCAGATTGCCCGAGGGAGGAGGCAACTGATAGATGTCCTTGGCAGGATCAAATTTTGAATCAAGAATGAATATGGCTGACTCACCATCTTGCAGCATTTCAAAGTCTAGACGATCTGGTTTGACACCAATACGCGGAGTGGCTGTGAGCAAACCCAGTTGTATTTCGGCTCGGGCAGCTGAGGTGTTGTATTCCTGCATGGGAATCACACTCTCAGCAATGCTCATGCCATAGAAGTTGCCAGGTAGTGGCTTGGGACACATGTTAGCCACAGGAATGAATTCAACTTCACGGGCTGATATGATGTATGATCCTGAATAGATCAGTTCTACCAGTTCCAGTTCACCGTCGCCGTCAATGTCGTAGCGGTTCCATACAGTAACAATGGAGATCTGGCGTGAATCAGGATCTGCTGACGCAGCCGAACTCACTGGTATGCCCATGACAGGCACTGAATCTCTGGCATGAATGGCTAGGTTGTTCAACACTGAACCTGCCTGATATGCACCGTTCATGTTGTATTCAGCAAAGCGTTCAAAAGCCGGCAGGTCAATGTCGGGATACAGTTCTGTGGCTTCTTGTATGGTCATGGGGTCATAGTAGCCACAGAAAGGTTGGTCTTTCATTTCTGGCACAGTGGGGTCACAAATCCAAAAATGCTGTGCAATGGGATTGAATTTGATTTTTATATTGTAGCCAGTGAGTTTGTACCGGGCTGTGTAAATGGTGTTGCGATTCACAGCTTCGGTCAGGATGTCTTGTTGACCCTGAACACTCTGAGCCTGTTGTTCCTGTTGCATGGCTTCCAGGTCCATGTCATCTGATCCCAGACCCTCCAGCAGGGCATCCACCTGGCCCTGCATCTGAGTCTGTTCTTGATCACCCAGCAACTGTTGAACTTCGGCCATGACTGCTGGCATTCTAACTCCGGTGCGTCTGCGAGTCTGTCTCAGTGCTGTGAGTCCAGAATCTGCTGCCTGTTGCTCAAATGCCCGGAGCTCATCTTGTGTGCCAGAAGTTTCCACATAGCGTATGACTTGTTCACGCACCGGCATGATCATCATCATGCCATTTTTGTGCATGTTGGCATCCATGACCCAGCGTTCTAGAATAAAGTGCGGATCATTCATTTCGTTTATGACATGGCTCACCATGTTGGTGGCCTGGTGCGCTGCTGCTTCATCTTCGGTGCCATCAGCCACAAATTCAAAACTGACTTCACCATTGGGCGCCAGGCCCTTGGTGATCACTGCTGTGGCATAATCTACCACAGGTTTTACTGAAGGGTGAATGTAATCAATGCCATTCACCGGTGCTGTGGAGTCTGTCACAGCAAGACACAGGTAGTGATAGTCACTGGCTCGATTCACAGCATTCTTGGTGCCAAGATAACGCAGATAACTGGCCATTTTGACATCCATGAGATTCTTCATTCTCACAAAGTTGGCATTGATTTTGCGATTCTGATTGATTTCATTGACTGGAATATTTTTAATATCTAGCATTGTTGGAATTTTCCTAGGATGTATTATTTAGCGATTGAGCAAAAAGCACCAGCAAAGCCAGGCTCAAACCCCAGGCTGATCTCGATGTATCATAAAACAGGCTTGACATGCCACAGGGGGTTCAGAATCTGGAATCTCATACACTGTGGGATCAAGATCCAGGAGCATGGCTGTGATGGCAAATGACTGTGCATGGTCAGGACACAGTGCCGTGGCATTTTCGCCCACAGCAGCAAGAAACTCACCGCGTTGTATCAGCAGGCTGCTCATGTTCCAGGGCTCCTGTGATCAGATTGAACATTCCAGCCAGGAACTCACCGCGTGTGTGTGATCGTGTGCCATGATAGTGAATAATCCTGGCATGTTCAATGGGCAAGGTGTTGAACTGTGCGTGTTGTGCCAGTTCAGGCAGATGAAGGCCTGTGGGGGCTTGCCAGTTCAGTTCAGGATGATGTGCATCTTCCCAGGTCAAACCTTGACTCCAAAACATTCGGTTAAAGATAATCTGCTCTTGGTCCCATATGGTCAAATCCCAGTTCTGTGCCATTTGATCACCCAGTTCCCACACAGTTTCACTCATGCTGTGCGGATGGTACCGCACAGCAGCATTGAAGTAGTCGGGAAACTCAGCATGCTGGGCAGGTGTGGTCCAATTGAACAATCGATACTCTGGCCAGCGTCCAAACATTTCCACAGGTCGAACAAAGATTGCATCTGAATCCAGGTACAAGATGTTGCAGGGTTCTTGATGCCACAAGGCATGGATGCGTTGCCAGTTGGCTTGAAACATTTCTACTCGGCTTGCAAATGTGCCACCAAATTCAATGCCTTGCCATGAACCGCGCAGAAACTTTCTGGCACTGGCCACACTGGCTTCAAACATGCGTTGATAGCTGGCACGCACACCAGGCTTGCCAGCAGCTTCAATGCCGTGTTGTGGTTGTTGTTCTGTGATGTCACAGTTGGTCCATACTACATAATTTTTCATAGGGTTCCCCGAGTCACGGCTAGTATTCTATCATCAACACGATGCGTATATCCGCGATAGTAGTCCACACGGTGTGGTTCCTGGCACCAGCTGCTGATGAATTCACGCAGGGCCTGGGTGTTGTCATTGTTTTCAATGTCTTCTATGAAATAAGTGCCACCAGGTTTCACAAACTTCCAGTAGTTTTTCAAGGTGCAGATCTGTGATGTGAGATCATGCGCACCATCATCAATCACAAACTGATGCTGATCCAGATCAGGCACTGCCCAGGCGTCGGTTGAATCCACACCCCAGTGCCACACAGTGTGAGTGAGTTGAGATTGAAATGGCAGCGACTTATTGAAACCCTGGCGTAGGTCAATGCCAGTGAGTGTGACACTGTCAAAGTACTGCTGCCACAACAGCTGACTGGCTCCGGTCATGACACCAATTTCCAGTATGCTGCTGACAGCACGATGTGGTTCAAAATATCCTTCGTAGAACTCAATGTATGAGTGCTGGGTGCCTTTGTCTGAAAATTCAGTGACCAATTCACCTGAGTGGCCAGCAGCGTGTTCTGCCACCAGGTGGCTGTAAAGTTGTCTTAATGGTGTCATGATGTGCAGTTCTTTTGCATTACACTTATTTATATTAATTTCAAGCAGCAGGATTATATGATTTCTTCCAGGCAGGCAAATTGGTCTCATCTCTAGTTCTGTAGACTTGATCGCGTTGTGCTGCCATGCGCTGTCGTGGAGAGAGATTGTCCCAGGGTTCAGCAATGCCCTGCAAACAGGCCAACAAGGCGTATCGTGCTGAGTCAATGCAGTCGTCTGGATCACTAAAGCGACCTTGAGTGTCCACAAAGTAGTTCTGTGCTTCACGCAAGAACTCCACACAGTTTTCATTGATCATGAGACTGCCCACTTCCAACATCTGTCGCATTTGGTTGATGCCATAACTTTTGTGATTGGTGGTGCGCCCTTGTGGGTCTGGTGGGTTCATGATGGCACCTGCGATCACATTGAGTTCGTACTGTTCAAACAATTCTCTAATACTGGTGCTGCTCATGGTGTAGCGTCCCGGCGTGGAAGCATCAGCTGGCAGCACAATGGGTGTGCCATGCACTTCGGGTCGCAGCAAGTGATTGATGTACTGTGTGGGCACAGCTTCTTCCACACCCTGCACCACTATTTGTCGATGCAGCCAGGCTGACCGTTCATATGGATCCCAGTACATGAGACTGATCACTGTTTTGTCGTTGACCAAGCCCAGGTCAAGAGCAATCACACGCTGGATGTTGCGCATTTCTTGGAATGGAATGTCACCAGTCCGATATGTGGGCCAGTCACGCAGCTGAAACACAGCACCTCGGCCCATGACAGGTTTGCCTTGCATACGAGCATCGCGTTCGTGTGGCAGGTAATCTCTGCTGAGTTGTTCGCGTGTGGATCGCAGCAGGAATGGTTCGCCCCAGAGATCATATTCAGGCACATCATCCCAGCTCACACGCACATAGTCATAACCTTGTTCACGGTTCCAGAACTTGCTGACAAGGCCATTGAGACCTTTGAGTGGTGTGAAACTGCACAGGATCCGGCCCTGTGTGGTGGCAGTGCGTGTGACTATTTCTGAAAAGAAGTCATCTGGTGGCTGCTCGTCAAACACAGCAAGGTCCAATTTGAAACCCTGTAACTGACGCACTTCCTGTGTGTAGTTGGCAAACAACAAGTAGCTGCGGCCGCCTGCACTGTGCAGGATCTCTACACCAATACAGTTGGCACCATCACTGCGCATGGTGTCTTGAACAATGGCTGACCTGGGAATGGCACCTGTGCCCATGTGATCACGCAGTTTGACATCTGGTGTGCCCAGCAGTTCTTGTTGCAGTACCAAGGCCACCTGACTCCAACCTTCACCTGCTACCATCACAGTCACGGGTCTGTCGTAGCGGTCACCTGACCACCACTCAGGATATTGACCAGTAAGGTGCATGGCGGTTTCATAACAGGTGCTCACAGTTTTACCAATACGGTTGGCAGCAAGAATGCCTCGACGGTCACTGCGAGTGTTGAAGAACCGTAATTGATGCTCAAATGGTCTGAAGTAACGCAGTTGATTGTACTGCATGTCTTCACTCACAGCAATGGAGAGATCACGCAGGGTTGACTGCGTGTCATGATCAAATTGTTTTAGTGCAGCAGGTGTGAGGTCATGCTGATCACACACATATCTCACAGCCCGCCGCATGAGCACGGCAGGATCCAGCATCAACCAGCCTCGTTGATGGGCCAGTGCTGGCGAACCTGTTCCAGGTGCCACAGTGCAGCAGCAAGACTGGCCAATTCACCAGGCTGTGCAGGCCAAGTATCAGGTGCGCTGAGATCCGTGCCAGGCGGCTTGTTGAGACAATACTGTAGTCGTTCCATGACAAGTCGCATGACATGTTCCAGTTGTCCTGGCATGCGAGCCACAAAGGCTTCACGATTCACAGCATTGACCTTTTGCATGATCTTGGTGTCATCCGCACGCCGTGTTTCCACTGCGTTGTGAATCATGCCATCACGCAGGTGGGGATTCGGAGCCGAGGTCATGACTCAAGATCCCAAGGGTTTTCAGCTGCTCGTTGATCCAGGCTGATGAAATCACGATCCACATACTTGACCCATTGATTTGAATCATTGTACTTGAATGTCTGCATCATGGCGCGGAGTCTGCGACCCACTGGTGTCAATGTGCCATCCTCACGCTGCACAATCTGTTCACCGGTTCTGGGATCTACCCATTTCATGATCTCGGGTCTGATGCGACCAAACTTGTCAATCTTTTCACCATGAGGTTTGGGTTCAATTGGACCCAGCACTTCGTATGTGATGCAACCATTGCGGTACTTGCGAAAGTTCACATGCATGCGTCGACCCTGAGCACGATACTGTTCGTCACTGTGTGGCACAAATGCAGTGTAGAATTCATTCTGTAAGTCAGTCAGTGGAGGAATAGCAGGATCTCTTGCGGGCAGGTCTTTCATGGGTTCTTCTGGCACCATGTCAGCACGGTCCAGGTAGGGATTGCCATCACCAATGAATCTGGGATCAACTTCCACACCGTTGAGCACATCCATGGCCACTTGATATTTGAGCTTGTTGGCACGACCCTTGAGGTTCAGCACCACACCGGTTTGGTCAAACACAAAGCGTTCCAGGTCCGTGGCAGTGGGAAAGTCTGTCATCAAGCCTTCGGTATCAAACTCGGCATTGCTCGTGGCCAGGTGTGGCACTGGCACAGCAGGAGTCTGGGGTGTGGGGGTTTTCTTTGGGGCTGCCACAGCGGCTTTTTTTGCTGTGGCAGGTGCGGGATTGTCATCCCATGGGTTGATTTCGTCAGTCATGTCTTGTCCTTTCTAAACAAATCAAAATACTCCACACACCCTGTGCGTGTGGAGTGGGGGAAACTAAATTCCTTAGGCTCGGTTGCCTTTGGTGGGTCCACGACCAACATTGACCCGGGGCTTGAGTGGTTCAACGGTGCGGTCTCTAAATCCTTGCATTCCACGACCACGAGCCGCCACTGCGTCTGTGACCATGTCAGCTAGAGCACTGCGCTCTGAACCGCTCTTGCTCTTGGCAGCGATGAATTGATCACGCTTGCTGGCTGTGCCTGCATTGCCTGTGGTGGGGCCACGCTTTTGGTTTACGCTTTTGCTCTGCATGTTTTTGGTTGAAATCATATTAAATTACTCCGGGAGTTACGAACACTGAGCCTGTGGCTGAGTCACCTGCCGCGCTGATGTAAAGACTGCCTGTGCGATAGGTTGAATCAATCTTTAACATCACTGTGCTGGCTGGACCAATAATGGTTCCTATACCGTTGGCACCCGAAGTTGGTATGGAGGCATTGGTGTCTAGTGCATTGAAACTGTAGTTCACTGCAACCACATTGGCCGCATCAGGATTCACAACCAGCAACACATTGGGCATGCCGTATTCAGCAGTGCTTAGGGTTACTGAGGTATCAGTTGAATCATCAGCATACGAAACAATAGCTGATGGTCCTTGTGGGATGAAAGGTATAGTCATTGTGCTCTATCCTTAGTATTGGCTCTTGGGACCATAGTTGAAGTTGCTACGACCAGAAGCCACATCGGGTCGTGAACCTTTTTTCACTGCACCATAGTCTGGACCACCTGACTGACCCATGCGAATCTGGTCTGGATTGGCTGGTGATTTAGGCATGACACCACCTGCACCACGGTACTGTTGACCACGGTTGATGTTGTCTCTCGTGCTGCCTTGTGCAGGCAACCGGGGCATGGGTGATGTCATGGGCCGGCGGTCTGTGTCGCGTGTGACTGAAGCACCAACATTCTTTGGCAAGTCGCATGAACCATCATTGCCTGTGCGGTTTGGTGCTTGTGGTTTCTGTACCAGGCGTCCATCGTTTGAATGTCCTGACCATTGGTTGTGGGCAAAGCGGCTGGAACCTTTCTTGGGTCCATCGCCAATGCCGTCAAACTGCATGTTTCGGTCTGTTTGTGTTCCTGCTGGTTTCATTTTGTCTTTCCTTGTGATTTGGATTTTTTTGCAGTCTTTGCACTGGCACGAAATGCCGCTGCTGTGGGAGCGCCCTTGCTACCAGTGGGTCTCATGCGTTCACCTGAACCTGACGCAATGCGTTCACGCTTGGCTCTGATGTTGGCATACAATCCTGGTTTCTCTTTCATCTCAACACTTCCATCTTGCTCTGGCGGCCTTGCCGCGTTCTCCGGTCCAACCTCGGCTACGGGCACAAAAACTCTCATGTCTTGGTCCTGTGGCAGTGGGTGCCTTAAGATTGCTACCGGTGGCCTTGTTGTACTTGGCACGACCTTTGGCTGTGAGACCAGCACCTTTGGCCACTGACAATTTCTCGCCACGCCCTACACTGAGTTTCACATTCTTCTTCATAATACTATTTAGTCTTTGTTGGCTATACCAGTGATTTGAGCTATGGCTTGTGCAAATGCTGCTTGCTTGAGAGCCAGGGCGTCTTGTGAGTCAGTGACTTCCACAGTGGCCAGGGTTGAAAGGATCTTGCCTGATATGAGGTTGTGATACTTGTGTATGAGATGATTGTCATTGCCCTGTCGTGCAGCAAGAAAATCACTCACCAAGAGTTCTTCATAGCCAGTGCCAGTCTGAGTCTCAATGGCAGCCAAGAGATCCTGCACAGTGACCTTGTTGCGTGTGCCTGGAGGACGGCCTGCACCTTTTCTAGCACCGCCACGGCTGGAGACCTTGACCTTAGATTTTTTCTGAATCAATTCCGTTGTCATGCAGATATTTAGCGGAAAAGAAAAAGCCCTGCGGTTAACAGGGCCAAAACCTATAAACTTGGAGGCTTTAGGTTTTAATCATCATCTTGATCAGGTTTGTATAACCTAAATTGAGTTGCCAAATCAGATTCAAGATCTTGTTCAGAATAATAGTTTATAATTAGATATTGAGTGCTAAACAAAAACATCAGTTCAGCAATAGCATCTAATCTGGTGTCATTGGGATCTTTAGGTTGGTAATTTTTTACTTGTTGTTCCCACCAAGACTTGATTTCATCAAGCATTGCTTGGTTTAACTTTGTATGCATTACATCTTCCTTTTATGAACAAAGCCCTTTCGGGCCTTGCTTTTTATTTGTTTGCTATCTTTTCTAGATTCTTTGCAATACTGTTTAGACTCTCTCCTAACCAACTAATCAAATTGTATGTATCTGTTCCAAATTCAACTGTTCGGCTTGAGTCACTGTCTAAGTCCAACTCTCTTACCGCTTGTACTAGGTTTTTTAATGTATCTAGTGTTTCTACTTCGTGTGCTGTTTGCATTGTAAGCCTCCTATTGTTTAACAATGTGTAGCAATTATAACAGAGATTTCAGTTGCAGTCAAACAATAAGGTTAAATACACACATGAAACTGCCCAAATTGAAATATTATTACTATGCAATGACACCCGAAGACTATGTGAAATTTGAAGTCAGTCGTGAACTCACTGTGAGTGCCCAGTTGCGGGTTGATGTGATCCGTGGCACAGTGTCAGGGCGCACTGTGTTGATCCTGGCAGACTCAGTGACAGAAATAGATGAACATTTCCGGCGTGCTCATCGCTGGCGATCTGCTGTGTATGTGCTGCGCATTCCTCGTGAGCTGGTTCAGCGTGACCGCTTGCTGCGGGCCAGTGATCACTTGTATGAATATCGTGCCTGCATCACCATCCCGCACTGTGGTGTAGAACGAGTAGAACCTGCTGCCCTGACATGCAAGTGACCTTGTATCGCTGGCGAGCAGGCACCTGGCAGTGGCATCGGTGTGATGATGTGGCTGTGCCAGACCAGGTGCGTGACCGATTCATGACATGGTGGCAGGCTCATGAAAAATCTGCCAAAAATCATTCGCGGCCGCAGCGTCGGGAACCATTTCAATCTCCCAAGGCGTGCCCTGACACCAGCGATTCCAACGACCCAACATGGCATCTGGTAAATCACGACCCAGACTCAATTGTGTGAGTATGTCTGTCATGAGTTCTTCACTGCTGTAGTATTCACCCCGGCGACTCTTGCGAAACTGCTTTAATGGCGCACTGTACCAGGCATCTATCTCGGCTGTGTGACCACACACCTGCATGATTTCCTGTGCTCGTTCTGTGAACCAGGTCAGCATGCGTTGATGTTCGGCTGCTGACTGTTTGTAGTACACAGTGGCATAGGTCACACCGGGTCTGGGTGTCATTGTTCGTGTGCTTTTATAGCGGAATTGTGGCATGGGTATTCTCCTCCTGGGTTTCAAAATAAGGATCAAGTTCTGGGTCATATTCCTGTGTGCCGTCATGTCCGGCACCGGTGTAATGATCTGTTCGGGCTGCGGAATCCCAGCGCCAATGGCGTTGAGCGATCACTGCTTCTTGCGGATCATAAAATGGATCTGTGGGCAACACAGGCGCTTCCCAGCCATATGCACCATGCTCCTGATGTTCTAGGCGGTAGAACTCACCAAACGCTCTGATGCCAGCACGAAATTCTGCCAGCTGCACTGGTCTGCGTGTGTAGATGCAGTCATGCACAGTAAGCAACACTTCACGATCTTCACAGAACTGTTCAGCCCAGTCCAAGATTTCTCGTTCAGCATGTTGATACAAATAACTCACAACTGAATTGCCTTTGAGTTTCCGGCCGCCCTTTTCCCACAGCTCAGGCACTGATTTTAATTCAGCTGCCATGTTTACTCGAGCCAGGGCCACAATGGCATCATTCATGCTGTTTTGTTCTTGAACAAACTCCTGCACCCAGGCGTCGGTCATGGCACGATCCAGTCGGTTTTTTGCTGTGATAATCTGTGCCAGGGCTGGCTTTTGGTATCGACCATCAGCAACATATCCCGCTCCACGCAGCGGAGCACCAAATCCAATGGCAGTAACAAACTCTTTAACAAGTTTAACAGCCCAGTCTTGTGTGGTATCAAACACAGCCTGTGCCAGTCGCTGTCGAATGGCCTGTTTGTGATCCAAATATTCCAGTGTGGCTGGCATGGAGATTGTGGTGTTGTGTACAGCACAGATCTGTTGGAACCAGCTGAGCTTCCAGGCAAACACACTTGATTCAATATCATATTCATGACAGCGACCCAGCGCCGCATGTCGCACTATTTTGGGTGTGTTCTGCAGATTGGGCCCTTTGTAGTATCTGCGACCAAATGCACTTTCATTGCGAATCTGCAACAACTCTCCACCACCAGCCTGGGCCAACATCCAGATTTTTTGTGCATGCTTGAGATTGCGATCCCATTCTTCAATCAAGGCCTGTGATGCACGGGGATTGTCGCGATCATTTGCTAGATTTGATCGGATGTAGTTGCCAAGACTTTTCATATCAATGTGTGCAATATCATAATCATTGGTGAGGATTTCTTGTGAGAATTGTCCAGGGTATATTTCTTTCCAGAGTTCTTCTGGCGTACCAGCTGCCATGATCACATCTTCCATGGTGTATCGTGCTTGTGCCATGCTTAGTTCCTTGATTAAATTGTTACCAGTTGAGATTATATCAAAAATGCGTTCGGGAAACGACTGAAATGTCTGCCAGACATAGAATCGCTTGCCCTTGATCATGATATCAGCAAGAGTGTTTTGAAGTTGAGTTTGGTTGATGTAATACCTGGATCCAGATTGACTGGTGAAGTTATCACGCAACATTTGTAGGGCACACAACCAAATGTATTGTTGTGTGAATTTTTGAGCCTTGGCTGCGGTGCATCCTGTGGCTTCTTGAAAGCGAAGTTCAAGTCGAGTGCGGTTGATTGTCATGTTGGTTCCTTTCACTATTATTTATTATTTCACGGAATAAGTCAATAGTTTCTGGAGAAAAGCAGTCCGTAAAATGGCATTTTTCACGGAACTATTTGATAGTAAGATGTAGCAGTTGGGACATGGGGCATGTGGGGGGATCCAGATGGGAGGGATGCCAGCTTCTCGAGGGGAAAATCAGGTGTTTTTTTGTCAGGCAATAAATACATCATCGCTGGTGTGTGGCCAATATCAATCGCGATGTTGGCCATAAACGCAGAGACAGGTTGAGTCTCCCTCAATGACCCGTAGGTAAAGTGCCGGGCCACTTTTGAGTTCCTTTCAAGTTTGGACTACTTCAACCCGCACCAGCGATACCTGATCAACAACCGGCCCTGGGCCGGTTTCATTTGTGATCACGCCGACGCAATCGGCGCTGTAGATGTATTTCGTAGTGATCACCCAGGGTGAGATGTTGGGGATTGCAACAGCCTGCACGGCCACAGGTGTGTATCACAAACTCTCTGGGCGAAAGAGGTCGATCCCAGTGAATCCTAGCAGCCACTCTATGCACTGTGGTCATGATCTTGGCACCATCACTGCGTCGCCAGGCACCCATCATGCCATAGCCCTGACGATGTTGTGCAGCCGCCCACAAAATGCAATCTGAATTGGCGTCAGGCACCTGATGTCTGCGATAGTAGTCTTCAAGTATTTCCAAGTCATGTACCTGGGTTCGGGGTTGTGGTCGTCTGGCCATAAAAATTCCTATGTTGAGGTATTTATTATAAGTATGTACATGAAACCAAATAAGTGGAAAACTGGACCAGATCCCATGCTGCATCGCATGTATGTGGCATTTGGATATCATCGTGTGACATCTAGACTGCGTGGCGAAGGCTGGCATCTTGACTGGGAGACCTGGCGTGATCTGTGGCTACCTCACTGGCCACAACGAGGTCGCACTGCCCAGAGCCTGTGCATGTGTCGCTGTGACATTGAAGGTGACTGGAGTGTACACAATGTGGAAATCATCACACGCCAAGAACATGGTCGTCGTGTGCGAGAGTACTACCAATGACATGGTCATGGCATTCAACCACAGGTGTAGATGTGCAGCCCATTGTGAACATGGCTGTGAGTCATTTTCAATGTGAAGTAGATCAGCTGTTTGAGCCGGATCCCTTGGTGTATGCCAGGAATCTCACACTGGCCACCGTGGAACAATTTTACAATCCTGGTAGTCAGCTGTTAAAAGTTGCTAAAGAACACGAAACTCAGCGCATCTTGGCTTATACCTGGGCTATCTCCAACGAAAAAATGCCATGGTCAGATGAGGCCATGATCTGTGTGCGAATGGCGCATGTTGACTTGTCACTGCCTGTACGACAGAGATTACGCCTGATCACAGGCATGATTGTGTTGTGGGAAACCTGGGCAAGAGAATCGGGCATTGACATGGTGTGTTCAACCACCATGCGGCGTGATCAAACAGGATTTTTGGACATACATCGTCGACTGGGTTACGATGTGCGCGGCAGTTTGGCCTACAAAAGATTGGAAATCACATGAGTTATATTGTGGCTTCAGTGCCGCCTGTGAAATGTTTTGTGCGTCGTGAGTTCTTGTACAACTTTACTCGGGGTCATGGCGAATTGGAACCTGCTGTTTGGGTCAGTATCAAGGCTCTGCGTGGACAGGTGTTTAGAATTGAAAGTCTGTTGCCTGCTTACGGTGCCTTGTATGACAAATTGCCCATACATGCTTATGTGTGGCACCGGGTGCCACACGGCGACCTGCCCATTGACACCCTGCAGTTATGGGATTGCATGGGCTACAATTTCACAGTGATTGAAAAGATTGGCCTGCGCAATCTAGGTGTAAAGTTCCTGGGCAAGGATCACGCCTGGCATTTTGGTACCTACATGTTCACTGTGGACTTTTGTGCAGATGGTCTGGATGTGGACACTGGCTTCTCAGAACAAGCAGAAGAACACAAAAGCTTCAACTTTATTCGATTAGAAAATGGGCAGTTTGCTATTCAACCCAACAACCGATGCTTGTGGTATGATCAAAGTCTAGTGCCTGCAGAAACAAAGACTCCAGACTTTCAGGCTGCACAACACTTGTTCACTGTGGATGGCACACGCAAATGGAGCACAGGATCAGATTGGTTTTACGGCATTCACTCTAGGCCAGAGTAGAATTCAGCATCCAAAGAGATTTTTCAATATCCAAGGCTTGGTCTTGTGCATAATTGGAGATTTCTTCTAGGCCTTCATCTGAGGCAATTTCAATCAGCTCTTTGTATTCGCTCAGCAAATGTTCCAGATCATCCCGTACCATTTCCAACAAAAAGTCAGCATCACCTGCAAGTTCACCGGTGTCAATTTGACTGAGTTCAATCACTTCTGCCAAGTCACAAGGCATGTATTCATTCATGGTGCGCAGGATTTCACCAATTTTATCAATTTCGGCTTGACGGCGTTCATACACGCCCTGCAACAGTTTGTGATCTGAACGGAAGTTGCGACCTGTGATGTTCACATGTGCCACATGGCTGCGGAAGTAAGTGACAAAGTTGTCACGAAAGATTTGGGTGAGTTGTTCAGCTGTGTTCATAGATTAAAAACTTCCTGGGGCTACAGGGCCCATTACTTTTTCATAGGCTTTCTTGCGAATGTTTTGACGCATTCTAGCATCTTCTTCTAGTATAGCACGCTCTTGAGGATTTACACCCAAAAATGGCATTTCTGCTACTGCTCGCATTTGATTGGCCCGACCAGCTTTGCCCATGGTAGCAGCTTCACCTCGAACAACCTGTGCATAAGGATTGTATTGTAAACCAGGCGCATTGGGATTGGCACGAATCTTTTCTTGCTCATAAGCAGCCATTTGATATGGCATTAAAAAAGCACTTTCAGGTGCGGCCATGGCCGAGCCAAGACCACGCAAGGCAGCACCAGGCATGGCTTTGAATGGCATGTCCAAGACCTTGCCAGCCATAGGGTGTCCGGCAATGTATGCACTGGTCAAGTCCTTGACACTTTTAAATGGTGTAGATAAGAATTCACCCACAATGTTTGGTGTGACCTGACCGGCAATTTTTGCCAATTTATAAGCATCGCCTGCTTGAGCCGCAACAGCACCAGCCACTGGGCGAACTGCGGCAACGGCCGCTTGATTCATGGCAACATTGCCCAGACTTGGATCTGGTTGTTTAATAGGAGTAGATGCTGGAGCAGGAGCACCTAGGCTACGGGCTGCTTCATCAATGTCTGCTTCTGTGGGTTCTTTTTCAAACTCCACACGCTGACCGTTGACTTCATAGATAAAAGCCATTATTGAACTCTCTTGTATTTGTTACCACTTGATGTGGTGCCAGCACCTGCTCCACCACCTTGTTGACCACCTGCACCAAATGTCCAGTCATTGCGACCGGCCTTGTCATAACGCTGTAAAATTGTTCGTAATGCATCCAATGCAGCCAATCGATCTTCAACTGGCAGTTTGCGGTTGTTAAAGTCACCAGCAGCCTGCTTATACATTTGCACATCGATATCGCTTTGTGGGCCTTCGAAACGCGGAATGTTGGCAAGAATGTTGTAACTCAACACATTCAAACGACTGATAGCCTTTGATCCTTCTGTGCTCTTACCAATCACAGCACCTAAAGTATCAACACCAGCACCAATGGTAGATCCAGTAGATTTTAATATCGCTTCATTGATTGGTTTGAATAGATCATAAGTGCGATCTGCAAATGCCTGATTTTTAATATCAATTGCTGCTTGTTCACCTTCGGCCTTGGCACCTGGTTTGAGTTTTTCACGCTGAACAATAGCATTAGTTTCAATGTTGGTTTGTGCTTGTGTTTTTCCCAGGGCCATGTTTTGTTCTAATTGAGCAGGACTAATGTTGCTAGTAGAAACCCCGCCACCTGCAACTTTTTGTGTAGTTGTGCCTGCAGGAGGGGTAGTAACTCTTGCTGGAGCTGCCTGTGCAGGTGCAGTTTGTGCTGGAGCTGCCTGTGCAGGTGCAGTTTGTGCTGGAGCTGCCTGTGCAGGTGCAGTTTGTGCTGGTGCGGCCGGTGGGCTGATCATCTGGCCAGACTCCAGGCTAATTTGTGGTGCGGCTCCACTCAATGAACTCAATGGATAATTGGTTCTATACTTGGCGTTGAATTCGCCCAAGAACTTGTTGGCTGCTTCTGGTGCGGAACCTTGCACACGCATTTGCAGTTTGGCCCAATCTGTGGCCAAGTCAATGTTCTGACGCTGTATTTGTGCAACTCGTTGTGCATCCAATGAACCACTACTACTTTGTGGTCGGAATCCAGCCATGGGCTTGCGACCTTCATCAGTTTGAATATAACTTGTACCAGTTTTCTTGTTAGACACCACACGACCAACCAAGGGCTGTCCATTTGCATCTTTCAATGTGTCGCTGACATAGGTTCCACCAACAATGTCAATGCTGCCAGTAGTCATGCCCACAGCACTGATTAATTCTTTTGCACCCAGTTTTTTACCTGTGGTGCTGTCGTAGCCTTCAATTGGTATTCCGTCACGGGTTTTATACAAAAAAGATTTTCCATCATCTGAAGAGCCCACTGCCCATTTGTCATTCAAGCCCAGTTTGGCAGCTTCTTTGCCGGCCAAGTCAGGACTGATAAAGCCCAACAACAACATTTTGGCCCATGAACCTTCTTCGCTTTTGCTTTTAATCAGGCGAGCAATGTCGTTTTCACTCATGCTGGCTAGTTCTTCTTTGCCACGAGTTTCGCCCACTTGACGATTTAGCAATTCGCTAGCTTGCTTGCGAGCAATTAATTGTTGTTCTTTACCTATTGTGCTATCATTAGCAAGTTGCAATAGTTTCATTGCATCAGTAGAAGCTTCAGTAAAGCGTGATTCAAATGTAGGTGCAGGTGCAGGTGCAGGAGCAGAAGTTACTGCTGCTTGTGCGCCAGCTTGTGCCAAACTGGGTGCAGGTGCAGGCGCAGCCACTTGTGTTTGACCAGTGGGTGTTGTGGCCGGCGGTGCCAGTCGGGGCATGGGAGCACCGGGTGCTCCTGCTACTTGTACACCGGCACCAGGTTGTGGCAGTGGTGTGGGTGCAACAGCAGCCTGGGGTTGAGCTCCAGCCCGTGCCTGGGCCAGCTGCTGTTGAAACATCTGTTGACGACGCTGAACTTCAGCAGCATCTGGAGGCGGTGCACTGGGCGCAGCCTGTGGTGCAGGTGCAGGTGCAGGTGCCTCAGGCATGGGTGGCATTGGCCGTGCCTGGATTGTGGGAGTTGCCACAGGAGAAGTCACTGCTGGTGGCATTTGGCTGGGAGCCACAGGTGCTGTCACAGTGGGTGTGCGTGGATTGGCAGCACTGAGATCCTCAACACGGCCTTCAATTTTCATTGTTTGCTCGCCAGTGTCGGGATCAGTTGTAATTGTCTGCTTTACTGGTGTGGTTTTTGCAGCTTCTTGTTGTTGAATTAATAACTGTTGGCGTGCTTCTTCTTCTTTGCGCTTGCGTTCTTCTTCGGCTTGTGCATCAGTAGCTCCAAAAGAAAACATTCCTCCACCAGGTGAATATGGTGACATTGTAAATTGCATATGTTATACCTTAATACCAAAATTAGCACCAAGATTGTAACTTGTACTGCTTGATGAAGTACCTGTTGGTCCAAGACCATAGCTGGCACTGGGTGTACCAAAGATCACTGATGCATATTGATTGTACAACTGCTGTGGAGTCATGCCTGCTGCAATGCCTTCTTTGGCAGCGCCAAGACTTTGACCAATGCCGCCTTGACCCAGTTGTGCCAGGGTGGTGCCAACTCCGGCTCGTTGAGCCGAAATGTCTTTGAGGATATTGGCAGCAGTTGCTGCCTGTGCGCTCTGTGTTTGACCAGCCAATTGACGCTCGGCCAGAGCCTGGCGTGCCGAACCCAGGTTGCCGGTGCCACCAAACTGTGCCTGTTGATTCACTAGGTTTTGTTGATATTGTGCTTGAGCCGGCGCCATGGCCGCATTGAGTTGCTCTTGTGCATATTCAGGAGAGAACAAACTTTGCAGACCCGAAATACCAGTTCTCAGTGCAGACTCACCAGTTTCGCCCAGGCTCTGTTGTGCTTGACTTGCAGCACCTGCTAGATTTTGAGCAGCATTGGTCACGCCCGGCGCAGCAAGATTATAGATGTCAGTTGCACCTTTCACAGCACCTTGATAGGTGGGAGCAATGGTGCCAGTGAAGAACTCGTTTTGCGCTTTGATTTGTGCTCGTTGTTCGTCGGTTAATTGTGGTGTTGTGACATTTGTGCTGCCACCTTTGCCCATGCTCATGGTTGATCTCCTGTCGATTTAATATTTAGCGTATTCATGTTTTTGATCCTTTTTCAAGCACTTAAACTCGTGGTGCTTGTGGTGTACTGTATGGTGCCTGAGTGGCTGCTCGTTGAACTCCAGCCAGCAATGACTGAATATTCTGTGTTTGAGGATTGTACATCTGTTGCAATCCCCAGGGTGATATTGGCGCAGGCACCTGTTGGTACAGTTCCCGGTTGAATGTGGCACCAGTTTGATAGGGATGTTGTCCCCAGTAAAACTGGCTTCGAACACCTTGTGGTTGATATTGTCTGGGCACATTGGTAATCCAACCAGGGTTCAAACCTGGTAGATTTACAGTGCCCACTTTGCCCCACTCCGTGGGTGGTAGTGGTGCCAAAGGTGGTGGTGTCACTGTGGGTGGCACAATAGGTGGCACATAGATTGGAGGTGCCACATATGGTGGTTCTGGTACTACAGGAGGTTCTGGAGTCACTGGTGGTTCTACAGGAGGTTCTGGAGTCACTGGTGGTTCTACAGGAGGCTCTACAACAGGAGGCTCTACAACAGGAGGCTCTACAACAGGAGGCTCTACAGGAACAACTGGTTCAACCGGGGTTACTGGGCCTGTACCATCTCCGGGA